ACGGCCCCCGAATCGGGACAAGTCGGAACGACAGAAGTTGGGGCTGAGGCACCTGCCGAGGCACCCAGTTACGATTACGTTGACATTGATAGTTATGGCGATAAGTACGTCAAACTGAAAGTTGACGGAACGGAACTGGATGTTCCTCTGAAGGAGGCTTTGTCAGGCTACCAGCGTCAAGCGGATTATACCCGCAAGACGCAGGAGTTGGCATCCCAGCGAGAAAACCTACAGCGTGCGGCAACAATCGCTGATGCCCTTGAACGTGACCCGGTGGCAACATTGGATGTTCTGGGACGGTACTATGGAGCGAACCAGCCGTTCGCCAACCAGCCAGCCGTTCCTCAGGAACCAGAGTTCGCAGACCCACTGGAACGTCAAGTATGGGAGTTGAATCAGAAGATTCAATCGTTTGAACAACTCCAGGCTCAGCAAGAGTTGGAGCGCGAAGTGTCACGGCTACAGTCTCAATACCAAGACTTTAACCCTGTGGAAGTAATTACTGCCGCCCTTCAGGCGGGCACCGACAACTTGGAAGCAGTCTATAAGCAGATGACTTACGACAAGTTGGTGCGAGAAGTTCAGACATACCGTCAGGCTACTCAAGTGGTTTCGGACCAGACTAAGGCTATTGAGGATGCTAAACGTCAGGCCGCTTTTGTGGCTGGCGGTGCATCCGCTAATGGTGCGGGGACAGAACCTGTGGGGCGCATTTCGTCTGTTCAGGATGCTTGGCTTGCCGCCAAGCGTCAGGCCGGAATGTAAATTAACCAACAACAATTTTCTAGTTAGGAGAATAACATGCCCGGAAACGCTAGTTTCGACGCACTGTTGTCCACGACTCTCGCTAATTACCGCGACCAGTTGACCGACAACGTTTTCACCGCCCGTCCTTTGACCTTCTTCCTCACCGATAAGGGTCGTATCCGTATGGTGGATGGCGGAACCAAGATTGTGGAGCCGCTGATTTACGGTCAGAACTCCACTGTCGCATCCTACAGTGGCTACGATACCCTGAGCCTGACCGCTCAGGAAGGTATCTCGGCGGCTGAGTTCGAATGGAAGCAGTACGCCGCTTCCATCGCTATCTCGGGTATCGAGGAAGCCAAGAACAACGGCGAGCAGGCCATCATTAACCTGCTTGAGGCCAAGATTATGCAGGCTGAAGAGTCCATGAAGGAAGGCTTCAACCAGATGTTCTTCGGCAACGGTACCGGCAACTCGGGCAAGAACTGGAACGGTCTTGGCAACCTGGTGTCGTCTGTCGGCACTGTTGGTGGCATTAACCGCGCCACTTCGGGCAACGAGTTCTGGCGTTCGTATGTGAACCCGAACTCGGGTGCGCTGACGCTTGCTAAGATGGCTACGGCATACAACTCGGTGTCGGTCGGTAACGACCACCCCGACATGGTGCTGACCACCCAGACCCTGTTTGAGAAGTACGAGTCACTGCTTCAGCCGCAGTTGCGTTACACCGACACCAAGACCGCAGACGCTGGATTCCAGAACTTGCTGTTCAAGGCGGCCCCGGTGGCTTACGACGTACACTGCCCCGCAGGATACGTCTACTTCCTGAATAGCAAGTATCTCACGCTTGTGGGTCACTCGGGCAAGTGGTTCGCCCAGACCGAGTTCCAGCGTCCCGAAAACATGGATGCCCGCTACGCGCTGATTATGTGCTACGGTAACCTTACGGTCCGTAACGCCGCTAAGCAGGGTGTCATCACTGACGCCACTGCCTGATAATACCACGGTGGGGGCTTCGGCCCCCACCTGGGAGTGGTTAACCCCCTCACTGGCTCGAACGCTGGTGGGGGGGTTATTTTATTGGTGAACGAAAAGCCCCTAGTAGAAGCCTAGTTTCAAGGAGATATTATGGCCGCCAAGAAGAATAGGTATGGTTCCGCGGACGCGATGGCCGGTCGCGCCCCGAAGAAAACCAAGCCTTACTCCAGTGAGGGTGTCAAGGGTAAGCGCATCAAGAGTTCGTCGCCGTGGGCGTACGATGACGGCACGGGCAACACTATGAGCAATTACCAGACTGGTCCGATGAAAACGTCTGACGCCCTTGTTAAGCCCCGTGTTTCCAAGGTTGCTTCATCTGCCAAGACTGCTGGTGGCCGTGCTCTTAGTTCATTTTATGGTGGTAAGGGCAAGGGTTCGGCGGATACACAGTCTGCCCGTGGTGCAGCACGCCGCTCGACAACTTACAAGATGGCTGGGGCAGAAGGACCCAAGAGGTCAGCCGCAAAGAAGCCCACTCGTTCTAGTGTTTCTGCGAAGCGGAAGTAATCAGATGGCCGCCAAAAAGAAAGCGCCCCAGCCTGCTCGTCCAGCCCGCCTAAAGGAGGGCGGACGTTGGTCCACTAGTTATGGTCCAGAAAAGTCTGTTGGAAATCCTGGCGCTGGTGTAACCAAGCGAACCAAGTCAACAAGCGATTACATTCGTCCTCCGATGAAGAAGTCAGGTAAGAAGAAGTAATGGCTATTCCCAAGGGGGCAGTGCCTACTTATGCGCTTCATGGCCGTCCGGCCTATGAGGCGCGTTTGGCACACATAGAGAACGCCAGAATTGCGGCACCGTCAGCAGAGTATATCGGTCGCGGAAACAAATGTTCCGCTAACGATGACACTTGTGAGGGTGCTCGCGCTAAGGGTACCGAGTTTTGTGTTGGCCATCTTCGTTCGGCCATAAAGAATAAGGAAGTTGTAGATGGCACAGACGAGACTGACGAAGGCTAATATTTTACAAGCAGTTCGTGACATTACGGAACTAGATAGTACCGATGTGTCGGACAGTTTGTTGACATTGTATTTGCGTGATGGCTATAACCGTATTATTGATTTGGAACGGCGTTGGCCGTTCCTAGAGGTGTCGTTTACGTTGACAACTGTAGCAGACCAGCAGTCTTATACTGTTAATAACTTCACTGCTGACGACATCCGCGAAGTCATCAGCGTCGTTGACCCCAATAACATTCGTCTATCATATATTGATTACGATGAAGCAGAAGCCCAGTTTCTGACTCCCGCCACTCCTGTCGGTCGTCCAGCATTCTTTACTTTCTGGGCTGGACAAATCCATTTCTTTCCCCGTCCGACGGATGCGTATGCCCTTTCTGTCCGCGCCTACAGGCATCCTAATGATTGGGTGACGGCGGGGACAACGCCAGATGGACCCGACTCTTTTGATTTGCCATTGGTTTATTATGTGGTGTCGCGTGTTTATCAGTCGCAGGAGGAAATTGGTGTGGCAAACGAATATGAACGTTCGTTTGCTGATGCCATCAGTTTGGCTCGGCGTGACATTATGCGTCCCGAATCGTATGCCCCCGTTGTGTTTGCTGGCGGTAAGGGTATCCGCCGTTGGAAGGGGACGGACTGGGATAGCGCAGTATGAAGCGTATTATCCAAGCAGATGATTTTACTGGCGGCCTGAATCTTGAAGCCAACGTTTTTCAGTTGGCGCCCAACCAGTCGTCAGACATGTTGAATGTTGATGTCAACCAGCGTGGTGGTGTTCAACGCCGTCTGGGTTGCGTCCGCCGCAATACCAGTGCTGTTGGCAGTTTGTCTGCTGGTTCTTTTTCTCCTCAACGTTTGTTTTCTTGGGATGCCGACCAGGGTCGCAAGTTGATGCTTAGCACAGACACCAAAGTTTTCCATAGCACGAATGGTGACTTTACTGATTTGGGTGTTACCAGTGATGCGGTGTTGGGTGCACAGTTCGCTAGTTGGACTAAGGATTCCACTAGTGATTTGTATATGTCTTTGGGTCATACTTATTCTGGTCGCAAGTGGGATGGGACAACGTTAACAACGTTGACTTCTAGTGGTCCGGGTGCTTGGCAGAACGATTTGACAAATCCTAACGGCACTCACATGCCCAAGGCTAATCATGTGGCCGTTCATCAGGACCGTTTGTGGGTTGCCGATACCAAGGAATCAACAACAACTTATCCGAACCGCGTGCGTTTCAGCCATCCATTGTTCCCTGAGTCTTGGCGCGAAGATGATTATGTGGATATTGTTGGTGGTGGGCATGGTATTACTGGGATTGTTCCGTTTTCTGGACATCTGGTAGTTTTTAAACCCAGTGCTGTTTATGCTATTCATGGTTACAGCGATGATACGTTCCAGGTTGTTGAGTTGACGCGAGTTGTTGGTGCTGTCAACTCCAAGGCTTGGTGTGCTACGG